CGCTGCCGCAGAGGGGGGTGCCGGAACAGCGGCCGAAGAGCCTACCGGGAATGTAACGGCCACGCCTTCTGGCGATGATTCAACCAGTGGGGACGGGGAGCCTCCGGACAATGCGGTCGTTCCAGACCAAGATGCCGATCAGAAGTTCGAGCAGAAGTATAAGACGCTCCAGGGGATCCATAAAAAGGACCGGGAGACGTGGTCCACGAGAGAGGCAGAACTTCAAGCCGAAATTGAGGCGCTGAAAAAGCCGCCGGAGAAGAAAGACGAGCCGGTTGCCGAGAAGAAAGAGACCGTCAGTTTCGCAGACTTCAAGGAAGGTCTTACTGCTGAGCAGAAGGCAGAGCTTGAGGAATATGAGCGAGATTTTGATGTTGTCTCCAAGATGGAAGGGTTGAAGCGAGACGCCGCGATGGCGAAGCTTATGAAGGAGATCGCCTCCTTTAAGGAAGATGTTCTTTCAAAGCTTACCCCAACGCAGGAACTCGTGACGGAAATCAATAAGGAGAGGGAAGCCAAGGACAGGGACGATCATTTCGCCATGATCCGGGACGCCCACCCCGACTTCGAGAAGTTCCGGGATAACGGAGAGATCCTGAAGTGGATCGAGACGAAGCCCGCATACTTGAAGCGTGGGATGTTGGACGTCTATAAGGGCGGAACAGCCGAGGAGGCAATTGGCCTTATTCAGGACTTCAAGCTGGAAAACGGTATCAACATGGAGGAGCCAAAACCGAACGAACGGACGGAGCAGCGGAGGCAGGCCCTGAGCGCCGTAAAGACGCGCAAGACCGCCGTCAACCCCGCCGCCGCCGTCGCTGCCGACTTTGAGACAGCGTTCGATGAGGCCGCCAGCAAATAGGAGGTATTGACATGGCAATGACCACATACGGTAAATAATCTTGCCGTAGTAAAACTCGCGGATATGCTGGAAACTCCTAAAGCTTTCATTGCTACCGAGGCAACAATATGAAAGATGAAACAATGGACAATCAGCAGGCGACGGGGCTGGAAATTGGGTGGCTGGCCGGAATCTACGACGGCGAGGGCTACCTAGGATTTTCGAGGCAGAATGCCAAGAAGGTCCGATCAGTACGAGTAGATGTCCAGCTTGTGAATTGTGATCCTGATGTAATTTTGAAGGCGAGGCGAATTTTGAACAGGATTGGCATAAACCCTTACATAAGGGAGCGAGTCCATAACAAGAAAACATGGAGCAGGAACTACATCCTGACCATGTCAAAATTCGCTGATGTCAAAAAATTCATTGATACAGTCGGAGAGTGCCTGACCGGAGAAAAAAAGAAACGCGCAGAATTGATGATCAGGTTGATAAATAGTCGTATTGGCAAGACAAAACGCGACCGGTACACCGACGAAGAGCTTGGAATCATAGATCATTATTTTTCAAAGCTCAAAAGTATCAAGATCAGGGGCAATACACATACCGATCACCTCAACGACTACCAAGCGAGCGCTAGATTTGAAATTCTGGCGAAGGTATAGTCTGGACTCACGGGAGACCGTGAGAGGCAGCAGAAATGACTGCCCGCCCGAAAGGGTCATAAAGTAACAGAACGGATATCAGCCCGAGAACTGCTGCTTACGCAGCCGTTGAGCTGCTTAAGCGGGCGATGCCTTACCTGTGTCTCGAAAAGTTCGGACAGGCCAAGAGCCTCCCGGCCAACAAGACGCAGTCCATTAAGTTCCGCCGGTACAACTCTCTCGGTCTTCGGACGACCCCCCTCACCGAGGGTGTGACTCCTGCGTCCGAGAAGCTGACGGCGACCGACATCACCGCCACGCTGTATCAGTATGGTGGATTGGTGGAAATCACCGACATCATCAGAGACACCCACGAAGACCCCGTTCTCCAGGAGGCGGTGGCAGTATCCGGGGAGCAGGCCGCGAAGACGGTCGAGACCCTCCGGTACAATGTCCTCAAGGCGTGTACCAATGTGTTCTACGCAAACTCAGTAGCCAACAGGGGTACCGTGGTTGCGGTTATTAACCGGGCAGATCAGCGCAAGATCGTCCGGTCCCTCAAACGCCAGGAGGCGCAGTTCGTGACCCAGATCGTGAAGTCCACCACGGCCTTCAATACTGAGTCCATCCTTCCGGCCTTTGTCGGCGTGACCCACGTTGACCTGGAAACGGATATCCGCTCGATGGACGGGTTCGTTTCCGTTGCGGATTATGGTGCCCGCCCCGCATGGGAGACCGAAGTCGGCTCCTGTGAACACGTTCGGTACCTGACCTCCACCGTCTTCTCCCCGTATGAGGATTCGGGAAGCGGCACCACGACCGGTAAGATTACCACGTCCGGGGCGCGGTGCGATGTTTACCCCGTTCTTTATCTCGCGAAGGATGCGTACGGAATGATCGCCCTCAAGGGCAAGTACGCCATCACCCCCATCGTCATCAACCCGACTCCGTCCAAGTCTGACCCCTTGGGGCAGCGCGGCTCCGTGAGCTGGAAAACCATGCAGACCACCGTCATCCTGAACGATTCGTGGATGGCTGTGTACGAGTGTGCGGCAACCGCGTAACCGGATAAAGTTGGTCCGGAAGCAACACCTGTGGCTTGCTCATCCCAGCCGGGCCACCACCTGACGCTCAAAGTCTGGGACAACACAACTTAAAATGGAGGATTAACCATGGCTTACAAGAAATTTGATGATCCGGCACCCAAGGTAGATGATTCCCGGTATAAGGTATTCGGAGCCATCCCGGTGGAAGCGGTTCGGCGGGCGCTCCAGGGAATCAGCAACAGGGTTCTCGGGACCACGTCCGGGACCGGGTTTGTTCCGACCCTGGCCACCTGCACCACCGGAGGGACATGCGGGTTCAAGACGTCCGTTGACGTCGGTATCGTTCGTGACGGTATCGTATCGACGGTGGCGGCCCAGGACAACCTGTATTTCGCGAAGCAGGGGACCATGGGGACCAACACGGTCGCCAAGTTCCTGATCTGCTCCAAGGACGGGACCTCGGCCACCTGTATCGGCCCGGGCAACATTATCGACAAGGGGCTCCATGCGGACGCGACCATGGCGGCCGCCGCCGCGAAGATCCCCGATCTCCCGGATGGGGCATGCCCTCTGGGATACGTAACCCTTCAGGCCCCGGCCGCGACGGTGCTGGTCCTTACGGACGGCGCTGCTACTGCCGCAGCGGCCCTTGGTTACGTCATTGGCGGTGGAGGAACGGCAGGGACGGCGACCTACGTCGACCTGGTGCACATGCCGTTCAACGGATAAACCCGAGCGGGGCGGGGCGACTCGCCCCCTCAACCCATAATTGGAGGGGATTATGTCTCAGGCAAGAACCAAGACTGACCGGGAACGCCATCCGGAAGATTATTTCGATAGTCCGGTCGGCCATATTCGGGACCGGATTGTCATCCTTGAAGGATCCGATATCCCAAAGGAAGGTGTATTTATCGGGCTGAACGGGTATGCATTTCTCGCCAAGCCCGGGATGGAGATCGATCTTCCCAGGCCCGTCCGGAAGATGCTCGACACAAGGATCACGACGATGACGTTCTACGACGAGAACGGCAAGGAACACACGAAGGACATCAAGCGTGTCCCATACACTATCATCAAGGAAGGTGTTAACATTCCTGAGCCGGAGGCGGCCACGCCACAAGGGGGGTAAGACATGACCGGGGCTGATCTCATTGCTCACATGAGAGAAACCATCCTGGACGACATCGCGCTCCCGCAGTTATGGGGCGATACCGAGCTTCTGCGCTGCCTCAATTATGCGGAAGTCCAGGCGTGTCGTAGAGCCCACCTGATAATTGATGGGACAACCGTGAATGACAGCGGGACGGCCGCGACGGCAAGCACGGCTGGGCAGCGCCCGCTGTGCCAGCTTACCATTGTTGCAAACCAAGCCGTTTATTATCTGTCGCAAAAGATCCTGCAAATAAAGCGATGTCAGTTGAAATCAATGTCCTACCCGCTGGAAGGACCGTTGTCCTATCCACAGTTGGACGATCTGATGGCGGGATGGTTTACAACCGCTGGTACAGTTGGAACGGCCGGTTCGGGTGGATATCCGTATGGCTTTTTGAACGAGCCTCCGAATACCATTACATTTGTTCAGGCTCCGTCCGTATCCGACATTGCGTATCTCGTTGTTTCGAGGCTCCCCCTGGTGCCGTTTGGCCTCAAAGGGTCCCCGGAGGTTGACGAACAGTATCATTTCGGGTTGTGTGATTGGGCGGCCCACTTGGCGTTCATGAAGCCTGATTCCGAGACCATTAACCTGGACCTGTCAAGGTTCTATGAAAACAAGTTCATAGAGCAATTCGGGCCGCTTCCGGATGCAACCGTGCAGAGGATGAGGAAGCAGTACAGTCAGCGCCAGCGGATGCGCCCGAGAGAGTTTGGCAGTTAACGCCTCTGAAGGAGGAATGAACGATGGCTATTGTACGACTGAAGAAACTCATCGAAGATCTCGCATCTGGGGCCCAGGCCGTTGTGGCCGACTCCGCGCCTTATGCAACTTCTGCCGGTAATGCCGGGACTGCCGCAATCGCGGGGACGGCTTCGTTTGCGACAACCTCCGGTATTGCCGGGACTGCGAATTATTCCGGAACGGCCGCTGTGGCAGCGACGGGGACCTCTGGTTCGGCCCTGTAAGAATGACCTTTCTACCGGAGGGGGGCTTGAATGCCCCCTCCCCAGCCGGAGGATACCGAAATGGCTGAACACAGGATACGATCGACCTTTTTATGGAAGCAGCATGCTTTATCCGGGACTGCTGGGGCCACGCTTGATTCAGATCCGATCGACATGCGGGATGGCGGCAAGACGCTTTCCGTGTCGTACAACGTCGGTACGTCGGGAGGTGTTGCAACCTGCGGGAGCGTGAACTTTTCGTATCTCGGGTCTCCCGTTTATGACGGAACCTATGTTTCTCCGACCAATGGAACATTTGCAACGGTTGGAGATGCTGGGGGCTCGGATATCGTCGCGATCACCCCGCCGGTTATGCCCTTCATGAAACTGCGGGCAGAGGTCGGGACAAGCGGGACCGCCTTGATCACGGCAGCCCTCCACACGAGATAGTAGGAGGATGCCATGGCTCTCAGGAAATTCTCCCTCGTAAGAGGGGACAGCCAGACCTATACCCTCACGTTTAAGGATTCCGTCGGGAGTCCTCTTTGCCTGAAAAACTGGGCTCTCCACCTCACCCTCAAAACAAATCATGATCTTCCTGATGCTGATGCATCACTTCAGAAGATTGTTACGTCTTTCGGGGATTCAACCGGGGGAACGACCGGTATCGCGCAGATTGAGCTTCTCCCGGCCGATACAGTCAATCTCGAACCTGGAGAGTATGTGTTCGACATTCAGGCGGTGACGGCAGAGTCAAAGATATACACGGTACTGAGGGGCCTTTTCGAGATCCTGTATGATGTAACCAGGACTCCAGGAACGGCAGGGACGGCAGCGTGAGCGATGAGGTTAATGCCACTGTTCAAAATGGTCAGGAGATCACCGCCACAGTAACGACAGGAGCAAGCATAGCGGTTGCTGTCGGCGGGACCTCGGCGGTGGATATTGCCTTTTCCGGGGGCACCCAGGGAATCAATGCCACTGTCCAAAGTGGCGAAGAAATCCTCGTAGAGATCTTCAAGGGGGAGCGCGGTACTCACGGCTCCTCTGGTACTTCAGGCAC